GTCTACATCATCCAGACAATTTACAGATATTGACTAAACATGAAAACAGAAAGAAGTGGTGTAAGTGATGTTTCGTAATGTAAAAGAAATGACAACTGAAGAACTTGAAAATGAACTTCATGCAATTGAATCTTTTGAAAAAGAAATTGGTAAAGTAAATGTCAATTCACTACTTAGTAAGAGTGTTGATACTTCATTCTTAGAATCAATGCAATGCACAGTAACTCCGAATGGACAACTATTTAGGGTGGATCGTCAAGGTTTCTTGCCTAAGATGTTGGAAGAAATGTATGAAGACCGAAAGAAGTTTAAGAAGCTGATGCTTTCCGCTAAACAGGAATATGAAAAAGAAACAGATGCTAATAAGAAGTATGAATTGAAAAAGAAGATTGCACGATATGACAATCTGCAACTTGCTAAAAAAGTTTCATTGAATTCAGCTTATGGTGCGATGGGTTCACAATACTTCCGATTCTATGATTTGCGTCTAGCACTTGGTGTTACTTCCGCAGGTCAACTTTCAATTCGTTGGATTGAAGAAAAGATTAATAAGTATATGAACGACTTGTTAAAAACGAATGGTGTAGATTATGTTATTGCCTCAGACACAGATTCAATTTATCTCCGTCTTGGTGAGTTGGTTGATAAAGTGTATTCAAAGAAAACGGATGTTAACCAGCTTATCGCCTTCATGGACCGTGTCTGTGAGGATAAGATTCAACCATATATTGATAAGAGTTATCAAGAACTTGCTACGTATGTCAACGCATATTCCCAAAAAATGCAAATGAAGCGTGAAGGCTTGTCCAACAAAGGTATCTGGACAGCAAAGAAGCGGTATATTTTGAATGTGTATAACAACGAAGGTGTTCAGTATGCAGAGCCTCAGATGAAAGTCATGGGTCTTGAAATGGTAAAGTCTTCTACTCCATCTTCCATCCGTGATAAGATGAAAGAGGTTATCAAGTTGATGGTAACTGGTACCGAAGATGATGTGCAAGAATTCATTGCCAACTTCCGCAAAGAGTTTAGAACATTGCCGATTGAAGAAATATCTTTTCCTCGTTCTGTCAATGGTTTGAAGACATACACGGACAAAGCGCAAATATATACTAAGGGTACACCGATTCATGTTAAGGGTGCGTTGCTGTATAATTACCTGTTGAATAAACATAACTTATCAAACAAGTACCCTAAGGTTCAAGAAGGTGAGAAATTAAAGTTTACATACCTGATTCAGCCTAACCCAATCAACGATACGGTAATATCGTATCCAACACGCCTGCCAACCGAATTTGGACTTGACAATTATATTGATTATGAGTTACAATTTGAGAAAGCGTTTCTTGATCCAATCAAAATCATTCTTGACTGTATTGATTGGCAAGTTGAGGAAACAAGTTCATTGGCAGATTTTTTCTAAAGGATAATTATGAGTTTATTGGACAAAATTAAAAAGAATTCTACAATCAAAGATAGTGCGATTCTATCTAAATCAAAGTTCTTTACTGAGAAAGACATGATACCAACATCCATTCCTATGGTGAATGTTGCCCTTTCAGGTAAATTAGAGGGCGGCCTAACGCCTGGTCTTACAATGTGGGCTGGTCCATCAAAGCACTTTAAGACTGCATTTAGTTTGTTGATGGCTAAATCTTACATGGACAAATATGATGAAGCAGTTCTTATTTTCTACGATTCCGAGTTCGGTACTCCGCAGTCTTATTTTGATACTTTTGGTATTGACACAGAGCGGGTGCTCCATACTCCTCTTACAGATATTGAACAACTCAAATTCGACATAATGAAACAGTTGGAAGGTATTGAACGTAACGATAGGGTGATGATTATCATTGATTCTATTGGTAACCTTGCATCAAAGAAAGAAATTGATGATGCACTTGAAGGCAAATCTGTTGCTGACATGAGCCGTGCGAAACAAGTAAAGAGTTTGTTCCGTATGGTCACACCTCACTTGAATCTAAAAGATATTCCAATGGTTGTTGTTAATCACACCTACATGGAAATTGGAATGTTCCCGAAAGCAATTGTTGGTGGTGGTACTGGTTCATACTACTCTGCTGATAATATTTTCATCATTGGTCGCCAACAAGAAAAAGATGGCACAGAAATTACTGGCTACAATTTCATTATCAACGTTGAGAAATCACGGTATGTTAAAGAAAAGTCTAAGATTCCTGTTAGCGTATCTTATGATGGCGGTATCAACAAATGGTCCGGTTTAATTGATATTGCTCTTGAATCTGGTCACGTTCTTAAACCTGCCAATGGATGGTACTGCAAAGTGGATAAAGAAACTGGAGAAACTGGTGACAAGAAACGCCTTGCTGATACCATGAATGAAGAATTTTGGGGTGAAATTCTTGCAAGCGAAGACTTCAAAGATTTTGTGAGGAAGAAATATGAAATCTCTTATGGCAACATTATGGGGCAAGATGATGTTCTGGAAGAAGCCGAAGAAGTTTAAAGAAAACGTAGATTTCAAACTTCACGACTTTGAAGATACAGATTTAACTGGCATAGAAATCCTCCGGGGTGACTATGCTGGTGTTGTATACTATTATACCTATGCATCTGTAACAGAGGAACTTAACATGGCTAAACTAAAGTTTGGTTACCATGTGGTTAATTTGATGAAACATGACAAGGATGCATTGACAGAAGATGCAACTTTTGTTACAATGTTAGGTGACATACTAACAGAACTAATTTTAACGGAAAAACAAATTGAACCGACTAGAACTCTCTATTCTGAAGAATCTGATATATAATGATGAGTATGCCCGTAAAGTATTGCCGTTCATTCAAACAGAATATTTTTCAGATAACAATGAACGAACCATCTACAATGAGATAAAAGAATTTGTAGAAAAATACAAAAATCTTCCAACTTATGAAGCACTGGTGATTAACTTTACTGAGAGCAAGAAACTCACCGAAGAACAGGTTCGCAACTCAATCCAAATTTTGAGTGATATCAAAGCGAACAAAGATGATCCAACTGATATTCAATGGCTGACTGAACACACCGAAAAGTTTTGCCAAGATAAAGCATTGTATAATGCAATCATGGAATCAGTTACGATTCTGGATGATAAGTTTGGCACCAAAGCAAAAGGTGAAATCCCAAAGATTCTTTCTGATGCTCTTGGTGTTTCATTTGATAGAAATGTTGGTCACGATTACATAAATGATTATGAAGAACGATTTGAATTCTACCATCGTAAAGAAGAACGAATCCCCTTTGATTTGGATTTCTTTAACAAAATCACAAAAGGTGGTCTACCTAACAAAACGCTTAATATTGCTCTGGCTGGAACTGGCGTGGGAAAAAGTTTGTTCATGTGCCACATGGCTTCTGGTTGTATCTCGCAAGGCTTTGACGTTCTTTATATCACCATGGAAATGGCTGAGGAAAAGATTGCGGAACGTATTGATGCGAACCTCTTGAACATCAAACTTGATGACTTGCATTTGATAAGCAAAGAAGATTATGAAAGACGATTTCAAGGTGTGAAAAACAAGACACAAGGCAAGTTAATCATCAAAGAGTATCCAACTGCAAGTGCTAGTTCTATGCACTTCAGGTCTTTGTTGAATGAATTGCAATTGAAAAAGAGTTTTCGCCCAAAGATTATCTTCATTGACTATTTGAATATCTGTTCTTCATCTAGGTTGAAACAAGGTGCGAATGTTAACTCCTACACCTATGTCAAAGCTATCGCAGAAGAATTGCGTGGTCTTGCTGTAGAATTTAATGTGCCAGTCGTTTCAGCTACACAAACAACAAGGTCTGGTTATAGTAACTCCGATGTTGACTTGACTGATACCTCAGAATCGTTTGGTTTGCCAGCGACTGCTGACTTCATGTTTGCACTAATCAATACGGAAGAATTGGAACAATTGAATCAAATCATGGTGAAACAGTTGAAAAATCGCTATAATGATCCTAGTTCAAACAAGAAGTTTGTTATTGGTGTTGATAGGGCTAAAATGAAACTGTATGATGTAGAAGATGCCGCGCAGAATATTGTAGATTCTGGCCAGATTCCAGATGATAAACCATTGAATACGTTCGGTAATCGTGAGAGGAAGTTCAATTCCAAGTTTGAAGGAGTCCGTGTATAAATACTCCATAAACTGGAGTATACATGGCAGGTTCAGCTAAAGTACACGGTCTTCTTTATAAGTTTAAAGACCTAGATAAATCATATGCGCTAAATTCACCAACACCAACTGAGCGTGGTGAATTAGCCGTACTTCAACAAATTAATGGATATATTTCTAAAATTGGATCACCAATAACTGTTGTTGCTGGTAAGCATACATTCAAAGAAATTTATGGTGCAAACAAAGTTGAAGGTACTCCTAAGGCTGATATTGCTTTGGTAACATATGACGCTAAGAAAAAAAAGTTTGTGGATGTGTGCTTTATCTCTCATAAAATGGGTAGAGATGCCAGTGGATTCCAACAGTATAGCGGTATTACCACTAAAGCTGACGGTAGCAAAAATGGCTCAATATCAAAAGATAAAACCCTTGTTGCTTTTCTAAAAACTTTGACTGGCTTTCACACTGCAATCGTTAATGGTAAAGAAAGATTCTTTAGAACAATAAAAGACAAAACACTTATTGGTAAAGCTGTATATGGTCCACAGTTTGGCGAAACAAAATTTGGAATAGACAATATTCATTTAATTGGCCAAGGTGATGTATCGTTTACTGCAAGAGCTGGAAAACATCATATGGTTTTCTCCGCACATGCAAGTTACAATCCAGATGTAAAAGAATTTATGCAAGCTGATTACACTTCAATTATTGGTGCAAGATATTCATCAGGAAGAAACTATGAATCTGATGGAAAAACGTATAGTAATGTTCGTGTTCTGATTATGCCAAAAAGATTGATTGGCTCAAAAGCAAAAGAAATATGAAATTCACAGAATTCTTAACAGAAGGCGTAAAGAAAGAAGGCGCCAATCTTCACCTTGAACACATTGAGGATGAAGTATTAAATCGTGGTGTTGCTGGCGCAAGAGATGCGATTGCATTCCTTCGTTCATTGCGTGATATGCTTGCTGGTCATGCAGAATCAAAAGTAAACATAACTACAAAATGGGATGGTGCACCAGCTGTGTTTGCTGGTATCAATCCAGATAATGGTAAATTCTTTGTC